GAAGGTGTCACCGAAGGCGTAACACTAGGCGTCACCGAAATACTAGGTGTCACCGAAGGTGTCACCGAAGGCGTAACACTAGGCGTCACCGAAATGCTAGGTGTCACACTAGGCGTAATACTAGGTGTCACCGAAGGTGTCACCGAAGGCGTAACACTAGGCGTCACCGAAATGCTAGGTGTCACCGAAGGTGTCACCGAAGGCGTCGCCGAAGGCGTAGGCGTAACTGCTCCGCCGCAACGACAATCTCCAGCCGTTTCATTTCTCCAATAAGAAGCGTTAGCTGATGGTCGAGCGAGTCCAGAAGGAACGTATTGGATGGCGACCCAATAACCGCCAACAAGTGGGGTACCAGAATCACAGACCGCTGCACCTGTAAAATACGTCGCTATTGGTATCCAGCTGGGCGCAGTATTACTGCAGTCTACCGAAGTAGAGGGCGAAGGTGTTATTGTAATACTAGGCGTCACCGAAGGCGATACCGTAATGCTAGGCGTCACCGAAGGCGATACCGTAATACTAGGCGTAACACTAGGCGTAACCGTAATACTAGGCGTAACACTAGGCGTAACACTAGGCGTAACTGTCACCGAAGGCGTCGTTGAAGGGCTAGCAGCAGCACCACAAGAAGAAGGATTACTAGTGAAGCATGAAGCCCCCAGCATGTTGAAATCGCAACAATTCTCACAGTCCTGCAGATCCAGATCAAAATAGTATATTGTGAAATTTCCGGGAGCCGATGCTGATGCGTTATATGAACAATAAACACAACATATGGTGTTCCATGAGGAATCAGTGACCGTGAAAAATGGATCAGACGCAAGGGAGTTTCCCGAGCCACTCATGGAGTTGTTGCTATCCCAATGAGTACCGTTAGAGGCTACCTCATTGCTGACATCAACTGTGATACTTGCGCCGGTATCACATCTTTTTGCGAGAATCGTTGCCATTACTCGATGACCTTTCTGAAGCTAAGAAGACATAAGCAAAAACCTCCGGAATGGAAGTCATTACTTTTGCTAAAAACTAAAGGAAAACGCCTATAATCCTTGTCCATCGCCAAACCTACGCCTACAGGCGATATTACACTTTGTAGGAATTATAAGGCAATTTTAAATTTTTTTAAAAAAAACTCTTTATCTAAGGATTTTACTTCTTTCTCGTGGATCTCAATCAAGGTATACCCATTGCTCTCTAGCCATTCTGCTTTCTGGGCATCCCTCTTGATTGATTCGAGGTATTTTAAGCGTGAATTGTTATGAAAAAACTTATTAAAGCTAGTATGCTGTCTCCCTTGGACCTCAATAGCTATCTTCTTCGTAGCGTTTAGGATGTCTACTTTCATCTTCGTCCCGTATACAGGGAACTCCTCGTAGACTACTTGGTTTTGCCAAAAGGCTTTCAAAAACTGCTTAGTTTTGAACTGGACCTTAGAACGGCAAGGCTTGTCCCAGTCTACAAGGAATTTGGTCACTTGCTTGCTTTGTAGTTTGCCGTATACGTTATACAGCCTCATACTCGTATCCGAAATTTTTGATATCTTCAGCCCAAGCTTCGGCAATTAAGTCTTTTGTGCTACCGTTATAGTATTTAGAATAATGCTCTCTGCCTTCAGTTTCTCCAAGGTGAGGCAAGGCTTCATGCTCAACATCTAAGTCCTGACAGATCTCTTTGAATCCGTTCTCTAGGTCTTCGAAGCGAGCTATCTTATCTAACTCTAAAAGCTTAGACTTCTTGTCAAATATCCATTGAGACTGAGACAATAGATTGACGCTCTTCGGTTGCTTTAGGTAGGATTTGGGAGAGGAAGCGTCATGGACAGAGCCCGCCAAAGAAGCGAAATCTGCAAAATTTTCCTCGCTCTGTTCTCCCACATTATCTAAATAATAGGAGACGAATCTATCCCAAGGATTTCTAACTACTGTGAATTTATAAAAATGATCTAAAGGGTTAGACTGTAAGTTAACATAAGAATCTCTGTCGAAATAATTGTCAAAATCTTCCGAATTGGTAAAAGCTACATGATAATCCCTAATGGTGAAATGCCTACCTAGAAAATCGCCGCCTTGTCCGTAGGAAATATTTTGATCTAGAATCTCCGAAAAGTTTTTCTCCATCAAAAGGTTGTCTCTATCTTTCTCGAAGTAGTAAGCGTAAGGCTCCAGTACAGACCTTTCCACGCTCGAGCCAGCCGTCCTCGGTATGTGCATGAAGACAAATTTTTTACTAAAAGAAATCATTACTTCTTCAAAGCCTCTCTAAATTTACTGAACATATATTTGCCTATTTCCTGCTCTTCCTCAAAATACTTTCCGAAGTTATCTACGCCTTGATGTTGCTTCTTAAATTCCAAGCCAGTTTTTTCTTTTACCTCTTCTATGATCCCGTCCGAAACAGTTACCCAAGCTCCTTTAGTTACGGCCATGTCCCAAGCGATCATCATATCTGCGACTTCTTTTTCGACCCAAACGCTCTTGCCTGACTCGGCTCTATATTTAATAGGATACTTGACTTCTATTCCCGTTTTTTCGTTAGAGGTTTTTCTGAAAATTATTTTACACCAATGACCTAAATGATCCTCTTTGCCTTTGGGACCTGTTGTAATTAAATCCTTACTCCACCGAGGCTGAAACTCTAAAATCCAATCACTATAATGGAGTATGGCGTTTCCTCCTGACGCGTTAGTTAATCGAGGGTCTGATTTCTCATAAGGATTGATAGAGACCTTACTGCGGACCTGAGAAACCATATAACATATATGGCCTCTGCTCGCTAAGCCTAAAGCCATTCTGCGTAAAAAGTCAGAGCTTAACAAGGAGCCTCCTGCGACCTTTAATGCTTCGTCTGCGCCTTTCTCTAGGTCTCCCCTCGGGACAAGGGCGTTCATAGAGTCAACAATGAACATATATTTTGTGTCAGTGGGGTTATCCTTAACAAGCTGTCTCATGAAGTCTATGACAGATTCATAAACATTACTTTTGTATATAAACCATTTATCATCCGCGGTGCTGACTCCTGACCTTTCCAACATTTCCGCTGAGAGTCTCCCTTCTGCCTTGATATAGATGACCATAGCGTTGTCCATCTTCTGAAAGTTACGAGCGAAAGATAAGGCACAAGAAGTCTTGCCTCCTTCTGCGACCCCTGAAGCACGAATAATCCCGGGCTTAATGCCCCCTCCCATTTCGATGTCTAAGAGAAGACTGCCGCTAGAGACTGTATATATTCTCTCCTCTTCAAAGTTATAATGATCCCCCTTGTGGTCTTTCAAATACTGCTGTATTTGATCGACAGGAGAACCAGCCTCGACTTCAACCTTTGCTTTTCGTGCCATTTTTAATGAATTCTATAATATTTTTAGGCTTCGTCCCTAACTCTCGGTCTTCGCCTATTTTTCTACCAGATAATATATAGCTCTTTTTCTTCGGTAAGTCAAGGGAAGCTGTGTTTTTCTTTTGATTATAATAAGCCTGATATTCAGCCCAAGTCTTATTGAAATCAAAATTATTTAAAAGATAATAAAAATATTTCTGAGAGTAATCTTTACTAGGCTTATTCTTAATCAGCCAACCATAATAGTTGGTTACATCAAGCACCCTCTCAAACTCAAATTTTTTTAAAATATACAAAGCTTGCTGTTTAACGAAACCGAACGTTAACAGCTTACTTGCTACTTTGTCTTTCTTGCAGCTCAACGTCAAAGTTTACCATCTTTTCCACTAGTTTGTCAAATGAAACTTTTGGTGACCAGCCAAGCTCTTCTCTGATCGGAGTAGAATCGCCCAATAAGAGGTCTACTTCTGCGGGTCTATAAAACTCCTCATTAATAACAACCAGCGGCTCGTATCTTGAAGAGTTTAAAATGAATTTAGTTCTTAAGGGATCGCCCTCTACATCTGTCCAAGAGCCAGAGATTCCGGCGTATCTAAACGCCTTCGATACAAACTCTCTGATGGTGTGAGTCTCTCCGCTGCTTAAGATATAATCTTTAGGGCTTTCTTGATTAACCATTAACCAAACGCCTTCTACAAAATCCTCACTATCGCTCCAGTCTCTCTTAGCTTCTAGGTTTCCTAGCTCAATGGGGTCGATGATCTCGATAGACATCCTAGTGTCTATACATTTTTTAATCCTTGCAACCCCTTTGGTTATTTTACGAGTAACAAACTCTTCGCCTCTTTTCGTGCCCTCGTGATTAAAAAGTATTCCGTGAACGGCGAACATGTCGTATGACTCTCGGTATACTTTTACTAGGTGTCGAGCAGCCGCCTTAGAGGCTCCGTAAGGGCTGCGAGGTTTTATCGGATGCTTTATATCTTGGGGAGAGTAGTCTACGTCACCCCACTCCTCACTGCTTCCGGCGCTATAGAAGCGGCAATCAGATTTGAACTTACGAATAGATTCTAAGCACCTTAAAACCCCTATCGCATTAGTGTCCATTACTTGAAGCGGCATGTCCCAGCTGACTCCCACGAATGAATTAGCTGCAAAATTAATAAAATAATCTGGCTGTATTCTTTTTATTAAGTTATCTATACTGATCTCGTCACCTAGGTCACCAAAGACAAGCTGAAAATCTTGGTGGTCTTTGAATTTCTCGATATTTGTAAAATTAGGAATAGAGCTTCTACGCATCATTCCGTAAACCTGAATAGGCTCCTCGTTCTTAAACAGAAGGTACTCTGCCATGTTCGCGCCGTCTTGGCCTAATATACCGGTAACTAATACTTTTTTCATATGGCTCCATCCATAATAGAGCCTAATGAGCATTTTATCAAGAATTATTATCTTTTTAAGGCGTCTAGTTTTTCCTCGAGCTTGTCGAATCTGTGATGCATTACCTTAGTAAGATTGTCGAAGTCTCCTTTATTTACGTATTTTTCAGGGAGAGAGAGGGCTAGCTCATTAATTTTCTCTATAACAAAGCGATGGTCTTGCTCATGCTTGTCTTCTAAATCACCTACTTCGTCTTGTAGCTCTTTGAGTTGATCGTAAACTACCTTGAAAAACCATCCGGCGATTGTGCTGACGACACCAAGAGCGATATTAAATACAAGTTGATAATCCATTACATATAATTACACGAAAAAAACCCCCCCTCTTTAAGAAGGGGGGAGGTTGTCGATTTTAAGTTCTTGTTTTATGCTACCAATCCCAACAATCTCTGTGGATTCTAATCAGTCCTAGGCCCATGGCGAACCAGCCTGTCGAGGCTACCCAATTGGAAGCTGGACACAGTAAGGACAGTCCGAACAGCACTAGCAGTACGTTCGTCCAAAAATCGTGGCATGTGAGGCAGTGAGAAGACCTGTCTGAAATGTCATTTTTAAGGGAAACTGCCTTCTTCTTAACTCTCGCCCATAAACTTAACTGTTTTTTTGTTCTCTTTCTTTTCATAATATTTTATACTCTTGTTGTCGAGTGTAATTAATTACACTGATGAACACCGTAAGGTCCATATTTAGGAACAAAATCTTCAGGGTCTGTCTGCTCCTAATAGTCGTGACTTATCCATTTTTTAAGGATTTTGAGCTCTTTTACTCTGTCGGGGATAGTATGTTGCCTACTTATGAAAATGGTGAATTAATTATCATACACAAAAGTAAATCATTAGGAAAAGACTGGGTTCCTCAAAGGGGACAAGTGATTATCGCTCTTGATGAGGAGGATGGGGGCAGCTTGACTAAGAGGGTCATAGGCTTAGCTGGTGACGAAATTAAAATAGAACACGGAAGAATTTATGTAAATGGAAAAATCCTGAGAGACTCTTACTCTCATCAAGGTGTGACTTTCTGGACAGAGTCAGAAGAATCAAGAGCTAAGAAGCCCAAGGCGGAATGGCTTTTCTTAAATACTTACCAGATACCGTTTATAGTTCCTGAGGGATATGTCTGGGTAATAGGGGACAATAGGAGTATGTCTTGGTACGGTGTAGTCGAAATAAAAGAAGTCAAGGGCTTAGTGCTGTATTAAAAGTCATCCTCTAATACCCCAGAGCTTTGATAGTCCTTGACTTTCCTTTCGAAGAAATTGGTCATTGCTCCCGTATCTACAGCTTCAGAAAGCCACGGAAATGGGTTCTGATCGCTTTCGAAACGAAAGCCTATGCCAATACCTTCCAGACGTCTATTGCCTATATACTGCATATAATCAACAAACATTTCAGCGTTCAGGCCTAGTATGCCTCTGGGCAAAACGTCGTGAGCGTATTTGATTTCAAGCTCTACGGCCTTTTTAATATGCTCCACGGTTTCGTCTTCGAATTTTTTTGTCCACACGGAGGGATACTGCTCTTTAATCGTGTTTATTAAATATGTACCAAATTGGATATGTAAACTCTCGTCTCTAAGAGTATATCTAATTTGATCAGAGAGTCCCGGTAATTTGTTTTGTCTACCTAAAGCAAGAAGCATTGCGAAGCCGCTAAAAAAGAAAGTGCCCTCACAGACAATATAGTAAGTAATTAGGTTCCTAAGGAACTCCCGTTTGCCCTCGACGCTCTTGGTCGAAAAGTCTGGACGGTTTACGTCTGTGGTTATGGCTATTAAGAAGTCGTCTTTGTCCTTAATTGACCCGACATTTAAATAGGCTTCGTAAACTTCTGACACTTTCAGCCCGTAAGTGTCGCAACAAGTGACCACGGTCCAGTTATGTAGGCTCTCCTCGTAAGCCTGACGCAGTATATACTGCCTACATTCAGGGTCAGTTACCCATCTCGCCACGGTAAGTAGTAGGTTGTTGCCTACTAGAGACTCGCTTCCGGCAAAAAAGCCAAGACATCTTTTAACTAATAATTTTTCGTCTTTTGTTAAGTCGTCGCCTTTCCATTGAGCTATATCGTCAGACATATTTATCTCCGCAGGAGACCAGTTGTTGGCTACCCCCTTGATAAATAAATCCCAAGCCAGTTTATGTTTATGGGGTAAAATTTGGTTTACCCCCGCTATATCTTCTCCTAGTAATAATCCTGTTTTACTCATATCATTGACAACTTTCACATGTCGGATCTATGATGCTGCAAGCCTTAGGGTCAAGCTCACTGCTATCGCCTGTATCGCTATCGCCACCACCCGTAGATTTTTCAATTTTGCTTGCTGCACGATTTCTTAAATAATATGTTGATTTTAATCCTCTGTTCCTAGCGTGTAGATAAAGGTCATTTAAATACTTAAGCGAAGTCGACGCATTAAACAAGTTTAAACTTTGCCCCATATCAATCCATTTCTGTCTAGCTGCCGCAGAATCGATTAATAAAAATTGATCATGGTCAAAGGCTGTCCGATAACGGCTCTTAAGGTCTTCGGGAAGTTCGCCGTTCAGGCGAGAAACATCCCCATCGACAGCTTTAAGCATCTCGATAAGCTTGGGGTTCCATAGCCCTAATTCCTTGCACTCGTTAATAAACCACTCGTTTACTATCGTAAGGTTTCCACTTTTGTTTTCATATACGAACAGAGTAGAAAAATCGGGCTCAATAGAAGCAGAACAACCTTGAATGTAAGATATAGTAGCAGTAGGAGCGATAGCCATAGTGTTACTGTTACGCATACCGTGAACCCCAATATGGCTCCGTAAGTCTTTCCAATCCATTTCAGGTACATATTTTTTGCCTCTGTGAATGATAGGCTTCTCCCCTAAATACTCCACTAAAGATTTGTAGGTGTCAATAGGAAGAATCCCTTGATGCCACAAGGAGCCCTCGTAAGTGCTATAAGTGCCCCTCTCTTTAGCTATCCTGCTAGAGTTGAGTAAGCAGTGATATGAGATGAATTCATACAGTTCGTCAGAAAACTTGACCGCGTCTTCGGACGAAAAATTAATCTTGTGAGCGTTAAAAACGTCTGCCCACCCCATTGTTCCCGCCCCGACTGGGCGGTGGCTCATGTTAGCTTTTTCAGCTTCTCTGGTTGGGTAGAAGTTAAGATCAATAACATTATCTAGCATCCTCATTTGGATAGCTATGTTCTTTTCTAATAATTTATAATCTAGTTTATTGTCATCTTTTATGTGCTCCTTCAGGTTTATAGAGCTTAAATTACATACTGCCGTTTCTCCCACCTCTATCTTTTCCCCTAATTTATACCTAGACGGCTTTGTGTGTAAGAAAATCTCAGTACAAAGATTAGAGCTATGAACTATACCTTGGTGAGAGTTAGAGTAACGCATGTTGGCGTTATCCTTGAAGGTCATCCAAGGATGTCCCGTCTCGAACAAGGTTCGAAGCATTTTTTTCCAAAGAGTTTTAGCTTTTATTTTTCTGAAATTATCTATAATTCCTTTTTCAGCCTGTCCACAATAATGCTTATATTTTTTATCAAAGTCGCCAGCGTAAAGCTCGTGAAGGTCTCTAGTGTCTGAGGGCGAAAACAAATACCAGTCTCCATCCTCCTGAACTCTCCTAATGAATAGGTCGGGAAGCCAGTTGGCGGTATTCATGTCGTGGCAGCGACGACGATCGTCCCCCGTGTTCTTCTTAAGGTCAAGAAAATCTTCGATATCTAAATGCCAAGGCTCTAGATAAGCGCACCCTGCTCCGGGTCTTTTGCCGCCTTGATCTACGGCTATAAGTGTGTCGTTATAAATCTTAAGCCAAGGGATAAGCCCCGAAGACTTGCCGTTGGTTCCTTTTACATAAGAGTTGCTGGCTCTGAACGGAGTAACGTCAAGACCAAGACCGCCAGCGAATTTACTTTTACGCGCTTCTTGCCATAGCCCTTCAAAGATGCCATCGATACTGTCATCAAAAGTATTAAGGTAACAAGAACTCAGTTGGCTACGAACTGCACCGCTATTGAATAAGGTTGGGGTAGATGGACAAATGTGGAACTGAGAGATCGCGTTATAGAAATCTATACACTTCGCCTCTTTGTCTTCCTCCTCGAGAGCAAGCCCCATCGCCACCCTCATCCAAAAAGACTGCGGAGCTTCTAGTCTCCTGCCGTCTATATGTAGAAGATATCTATCGTGGACTATCTGAAGTCCAAGATACTTAAATTTATAATCACGATCTAGGACAAGGTTGTCTGAGAGCTTCTTTAAGTCATAATCAAGGAGTTTCTTGTTAAGCGTCCCAAACTTTACAAGCTTCTTGATGTTCCTAACGAAGGAAAGCCTATACTGCTGTTCGAAAACATCTTTATCTCTACTCTCCCCGAAAACCTCTTTGTGGATGTTGCCCAAGAATAAACGTGCGGCTACGTAGGAATAGTTCGGATCTTTTTCGATCTTAGATCGAGCAGACATAATGAGAGCCTTGTCTATCTCTTTCGTTGAGATTTTATCGTAGAGTTGCACGTGAGCGTCCAGTACCACCTCGCTCGCAGAAACGTTTTCTAAGCCGTGACACGCTCTCTCCGCGCACAGGTTAATCTTGTCTATGTTCAGGTGTTCGAGTCTACCGTTCCGCTTTTTTACGTTGATTTTACCGCTCATTTGGAGTTTGTTTTCTGTAAGGGATGTAGACCATGTTACATCCTTTTAAATGAAAAATAAAGAAAAAACTGCTAAGTATTTTATGTTAATTAAAGGCGGGAAATCGATGGACTATCTAGAGGGGTCTTGGAGGTGCTTCTTGCCGCCCCTTTTGGCTGAGTAACCCTTAAACCACTTACTTTTGACCGGGTCTACGCCTCCGTTTTTATCAGCACGGCGATGACTGTCTTCTTTTGCTCTGTCCACTAACTCTCCGACAGTTGCGCTATTGCTGTACCTGCTCTTTTCTATAAAGTGGTCAGACTTGAATGGGTCGTGGTTCATACCTCCGCAAGCTTGAGGCGAAGTGAATTCTCTCCTCCATTCTAATCCGTTTTCGTCAATGTGAACATGAGGCTCAGTCATTCTTTGCTGGACCTCTATTTCTTCTTGAGTGTCTGGGTTTATGAAAATATAAAAAGGCATTTACATATCCTCTATATATTTGAGTAAGGTGTCTACCGTTTTAGATAAACTAAACTCATCTTGTAGCTCCAGCCCTTTTTCGTTTACTCGTGAAGACTCGAATCTCTTGATCGCCTGATCGCACCCGTCTATGAAGTCGTCTTCATCCCAAGTATATATTTGACCTTGGTTAAAACTAGACCCTTCGTTAAAAAATTTGCCATCGTAAGCGTCTATCTTTTTAGTAGGCTTAACTAAAACGGCATTGTCTTCTCTCGCGAACTCCTTATAAGAATGAGCGTCGAGCATGACCGCATGTTTTCCTAAGGCTATAGAGTGAAATTCCGGCAAGCCCCACCCTTCTCCTCCGGACATACCTATAACAATATTTCCTGAGTTCAAGAAGTCATTATAGAGAGAATTCTTGACCATCGGTTTTAAGATTTGTATATTAGAATACCTGACTCCCCTTAAGGATTGATGTATTACTCCATCATTTTCCTCAGGAGTAAGGAATGGGTTATAGATTGCACATTGCAAAGAGTACTTATTATCGTTTCCGTATTTCCTGCTCCAAGCGTCTAAAATCCTAGCGTGATGTTTTCTCTTCTCGAATTTACCGCATAAGTTAAAGACAATGCGATCGTCTGAAAAATATTTTCTATCTTTTCTATCGAAATTAAAATGATCAAAAAATAAAGGCAGGTAGTCGCATTCGACTCCCTTCTCCCTGAAGACATCTATGGAATGTTGGCAAGAAAATAGCGTCTTGTTGTTCCTAGCGGCATTAAGTTCTTCCTCTGTGGGCGCGTCTAACTCATAGAAGCTCAATAGCAATTGTTTTTCCGAGGGGGAATCTAGAGCCCCGTTAAGATGCCAAATCTTAAAGCAGGGGTCTTTTCTGTCGTGGTTTTTAAAAGAGGTGGAAAGCAGGGAGGTCAGATTACTGTGAAAAGACTCCTCCGGCCTTTGAGCTTTTAGGTCGGTTTGACCTATGGGAAACAAGTTAGGCTCAATGCCCCTATCCAATAGCTCTCTCAGGACAGCGTACGAGACTTGCCCGAAAGAGACACTATTGATAGGAGCATTAAGGCAGAACTTTCTCATAGCTAAATAAGATCAGAGTCCTCGTTGCTTCCTGAGGAATCTGAGGAATCTGAGGAATCTGAGGAAAGGTCGTCCATGCTTGTCTCCGTGGAGTCAGGCTGGGCCTTTTGATCTTCAGACTTGTAGACCCTAAAGTGAGGGGCTTTATCGTTAGAACGATTCTTAT